GATCCCATTTCAATAGTAATTGTTGTTGAGGTTGGAACCGTTGTGACCATAAAATTAGTGTCATTAAAATCACTGGCACCAAAATCAGAATCGGTAATCGTGCTCCAATTATCTAAACGTATAATATCGTATTTCGTAATGTTGTGATCCGATGCAAAAGTGATTGTAACTGTTGCATCACTTTGTGTTGTAGTAAATGCATTTGTTAATGTTGTTGTAGACTTAATAGGAGTAATGTCATAAAATGCTCCGCCAGAATATATATATAAAAACCTGTTTGTACCTAATGCAGCGTATTTAATACCACTCGCATTGACGAAATGATGCAGAGCTGTATTTCTTCCTGTAAGAGTAGCATCTCCTAGTTGAGCCCAGCCACCTATTTTTTCTGGTGTAGCATATCTGAAACGAACATAATCACCACCAATCCATTGGCCCTCGCCTCCGGTTGCTGTGACCTGTTTATTAAATCCTGGTTGTATGTTAATTTTTTGTAGCATAATTATGTTGATCTCGCGTTACAAGGTACTCCATTAGAATTTACGAATGGTGCATCTGCAAAAGCCATGTAGATGTATGTTACGCCATCAGTATTATCATCAGGATCTACATTTCTAATTTTAAATCCATTAGCCAAAAAATCAATTGGTGAAGTCAAATTCGTTGGTTCTACATTAGCTAAATGTGGATATAATGGTGCTGCATAAACTCTTTTAATGTCTGACATTCTCCAATGGTCAGTAGCGCCTACTGCTTTCATCATAATCCAAGCCGGAGCAAATCCAGTGTAAATAAACGGACCATCTTCATGACCTCCTTCAGATCCATTTCCTTCGTATGCTCCAAACTTGCTGAAACCTTGTTTTGCTGTCCATAGATAATTTATATAAGTATAAGTATTTTTATTAGTTGCATCTCTAGTTCCAACTGAAAAAACACTGGATGTAGGTGCTGTATCATTCCATGTAGTCGCTGAATCTGCTATTGCGGTAGTTCTAAATTCCATGTAATCTGTTTCTGGATCAGATGCCATTTTATGATTATAAATTTGCCAATTTTCAGCATACGTTCTACTTTTAAGTATCATAAGATGAGGAACTGCTGAAAGTGAATGTGATATTGTTCTGTTACTTCCATTTCCAGTATATGAAACTATATCAAACCCAGCATCAGCACTCTCTTTCCAGCACCAAGCTACATAAGTTCTTCCTGAACCATTCGTATCAGTTGCTGATCCTGCTACAGTAAAACCATCAGAACCAAAAACTGTTAGACTTCCTGCTACTGTTTCTTCAACACCACTATCATTTGGATATATTTGTTCAGTAACACCTCTAACTGTATCAGTTACTACATGATAATTTGTATGACTTCTTGATTTAATCCAAACTAAATTAGGCGACATATCCGTCTCGCCATCTAAAGTAACAGCAAGAGAACTTCCAGTTCCACTATAAGTCTTAATCTGAAAATATGCTTCTGGATCGTCTATTGTTGTGTATGCCATTATCCAAACTCCGCTAAATTTTTAGTACATATTGCGTAAAAATCTTTTGCTGCACTATCAAATGAGGAATTTCCGCCATCGCTAGGATCGAATTCAAAGTTTCCATATCCATTTGCATCTGCATTTCCTGATGCTATTGCAAAATTTGTAGCTGGATTTCCAAAGTTAACAGAAAGTTTATCTAGGTTTATTACTTGAACCATAGGTAAAATAAAATCCTCATCATCAAATCCACCATCAAAACTAATTCCTGTTCCACTTGCTTGAATTGTACCATTCATAGCCCAATATAATTTTGAATTATCCATATCGATATAACACCCAAGAATATCTCCATCAGCTTGCCAAGTAGTGTAACCAGTTGCTATTGAAGTATCATCTCGCATAATATTACCATTAGAGTTTCTCGAAAACATACTACCATTACTTAATGGATTATCTGCTGCTGGATTTGCCCAGCCAGCCATAGCAGATCTATCTCCAGCTCTTCCTGATACAGCTTCTACTTCATAATACCATTTTCCAGATTTTGGTAAGGCTATTGTTCCAGGCGTAATACTCCAAGTGTTATCAGAAACAGATATAACTTCTAAATTTCCTTCTGATATAGTAGGTAAATTTGTATTATTATTATTATCTGCAGGATTTAAAGTACAAAAATTATTCGTAGGCGAGTCCGAACTCTGGTCTGCTGCAGCTATATTATTTTCGTCTAGATCCGTGCCCCCGTTTGCATCGTTGCCAAGATTAGCACTATCTTCAAAATCTAGATAAAAACCGTGCGTACCGAATGTTAATCCTGATACATCTTTCGGTTTCCAAATTGTCGGACTATCTTCATCAAATTCTCCAAATGAACTTGCTGCTAATTGAGATCCATCTATTACACAATATTCTGCCATGTAACCATCAAAATATTCATCATTACCGTATGCTATACCTATTTCCATTGGTCTAGCATCTTTAGCAAATTCTGAGTCTGCATTTAAAGAAGGATTGGTATCAGTATCAAATACAGTTTCTTCAGTTCCATTAATATACATACGCATTCGATCTCCAGCAGTTGACTCTGTTGTATCCATATTAACAAGTACGTGATACCAGGCGCTGGGGTCACGAAATTTTCGTTGTGAAACTAATCTTCCTGAAACTCCGCTTTCATAATTTAAAAAATCAAGTTGATCACTACTATTAAATCCTAAAACTACCCTCGGATTACCATCAGACATATCTCCATTGGAAAATACTGTTTGAGTTGCACCTAATTTACATCTTTTAATCCATACAGATATTGTAAATGTTTTGCTAGTTCCATTTGAACCTGGAGTTTTAGCCAAATAAGCACTAGTACCATCAAACTTACATGAGTTGGCTACATCATATCCTGTATCCGCTGCTGAATTTGCTCCACCTATAAGAAAAGCCATGTTAAGATCCTAATTCTGGGAACTCTCCTAATGGTCTTTCAATTACTTCTGGGTCCCCTTCATCTGCTGTATTTACATAAATATATAAAGTTTCTAAAGCTGGCGTATCTGCTGCGTTTGTAATTGCAGTTTCCATTTCAGCACATTTAGTTCTAACTGCTGCTCTGTGAGTAGTGATTGCTGATGGAACTGCTGTTCCAGCGTCTGCTTTTCTAACTATGTACCAATCTGTTTTTGCAAGTATTACAGCAGCTTGTTGTTTTATATTTCTAATTTTTTTTGTTTTTAAACCTTCAACCTTTACATCTCCAACAGATTTATCAGAAGGTAAATCTCCATTATCTGAATCTGCCTGTGTCCATAAAGTATCCGCATGAGCTACCGCTGTTGCGTCACCGTAAGTTGCGGTTACTGTTCCTGCATCTGCGTCATAAGTAAAAGTTTGATTGGTATTAGTATAATACGCTTCATCTTTTTTCTTAGCGTTGTTTTGAATAACTTCAAAAATACCTATGGCGTTTCTTTGAGATTCTGTCCATTTAGAGAATATATCTCTTGGATATTGAATATCTCCAATAGTAAGTCCTCTATTACCACTTAAGTGTTTTGTTATTGATCCATCTGTTACTAGTGCATACATAATATTAAGCCCTTGTTAAGTTAAGATTTCTTCCAACTTCTACCCAATGTGAATTATGATATCTAAAGGTAAATAAATCAGCCTTGGCTGCCGTTGTTGTAGCCGTTGGGGCTGTTCCCCCTGTAAACTCGAATACGGCGTTCCAGGCGATAGTCCTACTTCCTGTTCCATCTTGAATACAAAGAATAGAGATATACTGTCCTGTTGTAGGATTTGAAGGTACATCAAAAGTTACATTAGCTGTTAGTACCACTGCTGCAACTGGAGATGCTCTTACATCCCAGTCTTGAGTTGAATCAAATGTTAATGTATCTTCTTCTAAATATACACCACCTGTTATTTTTGTTAAATTATTTGAATCTGCTGATAATACTTTAGATGCTGCACTTGTACCAAGAGTTGCAAGATCGCTATAGTTTATTTCTGTTGCTGTTGAAGTTACGTTAGTTCCAGCAAGTGAGAAAGTTCCACTAATATCACAAGTACCATTAATATCTATCGCAGTTGCTGTTAAATCTATTTCACCACCACCTGCAATACTTAATGTAGATCCATCAGAAGAAATATGTTCACCACCAGCTGCATCGTATAAGTATAATTTAGCGGCACCTGCTAGTATAAGATCATCTGTTGATTCATCCCATAACATGTAAGCACTTGCTGTTGCACCAAAGAATTTTACATCGTGTCCTGTGTCGTCTACACCAACTGTTAATGTTCCTCTTTGAACAACACCATCTGCTGATGTATCCCATAACCAGTATCTACTAGCAGTATCACCAAATAATTTAACATCATAACCTGTATCATCAACACCAACTGAAAGTGTTGCATCTAATTGAACCGCACCATCAATATCAACAGCATCTAAGTTTGATGTTCCATCAATATCCATGTTGCCAGAAATGTCTAATTCTGTTGCTATAACTTTATCATTAAATGTAGCTGCACCTGCTTCGCTACCATCAAGCGTAAGCATAGTAATATCAG